TTCTTGAAGTGTGCCATCAATGCCGAGGCCCCTTCGACCTCGTCGTCAACGCCCAACTTCATTTGAGACGGGTCGATGAGCTTGAGGCCATCGAGGTCAATCATGCCCGCTCGAATGGCTTCGGTCTTAAGTTCGGCTCGTATGAGCCGCGCTTCGGTACGTTGTTGTACTTCCGCAAGTTGACGCTCCAGAATCTCGGCACGTACACGCAACTCCTCGAGCGGGTCGTGCGTCGGTTCTGACCCAGGCGTATCGTGTGACATCAATCGTCCTTGTCGAATTGGCCATCTTCGGAGATTCGGACGAGCTCGGCGGGCACGTCCTCAATATCATAGGCGTCCGCGATGGACTTGACCGCAGTCTCGCGGCTGATGAGCCCGGCAGTCGATAGAGTTGATAGGGTTTGAGCGTCTTTTTGCCGATCATCAGCGGTCGGGGCGTACCAACGCGGCCATTTGAGTGACAGTCGTACAGTAGAATCCAGACCGGATATCTGGATGCCCATTACGGTCAGTGGATAGAGGTGCGTCGCACGAAGGATCATGCCGGCGAGCTGGATCAGCGCGCCTTCACCATAGCTGATCCGCAGATTGTCGGCGAGCCAGATAAGTCCCTGGTTCAGCAATTCTAAGGCGCGTCCGGACTGGGCCGCTGTCAACCTATCCGCGCTGGCGCGGTTGCCATGCACGCTTTCGAGTGCCATTTCGCGCAGTACTCGCACGTAATCTATCACCGCTGCGGACGCCGTACCGCCGATTTCCAGAAGTTTAGCATCGCCCTTTTCGCTAACCACTAACGCATTGCCAGCACCCTTGATAATTTCTGAGTCAATGGATGCGGGTTCCTTAATGAGTAAGGTAGGGTCGCTACTGTATTTTAGACCTCGCCCTGCTTGACTTAGTTGATAGTCAATTTCTATTTGTGTTTCTATAGCGGCCCGGAATGTGCATGCGCCGTCGTTGGGATCTCCACTTGCCGAAGGTCCTGGTAAATTGCGGATCCAGACCAGTGGAACGAAACCGAGGCCGTGGCGGACGCTTCGGGAGGCGTCGATCACTGGTTCAATGGGTTCGCCGGCAAGATAGGGGACGAACCATGTCTCGCGTTGCGTGTCCCAGCACCTCATGAACCAGTAGTCGCGTGCAGTATCAAGGTTATCATAGCCGTTTTCGGCCAGTGTTTGGCCGGAAACTTTATATTTTTCCGTTACGCGGATCAGCGCGTCTGGCGCTTCGACGTCCCACATCGGTGTGAGATACAGTGTATCGACGGCATCGAGAAAAACGCGGCCACGAAGAATACGCAGAAGAATGGCGACCGATCCTATTGAACCTCGGATTGCGGCATCAATCATGATCTGGTTCAGACGCGTCTCCTTGACGACATTAGCGAGGAACGCACTAACTGATCGGTCTGGGCAATCTATTGTCGGAAAATGACCTTCGCTGAATAGAAGTGAGACGCTATCCTCAACTACGACGCGACAGAGAGCATAGCGAACGCTCGGGCGCCGATTCCGAAGCGGGATGTATTCGCCGCCGCCGGAGCGTTCCTGATGAAAATGATATGGCAGTACGTCGTACAGGGTCCCGTTTAATACTCGCTTAAGTATGTCAAGAGAACGCGTGCGCGGCGAATAATCACTGTCATGCGGTACGGAATCGCAAATAGTTTCGAACATCTGTTCCCTGTCGCGGGCTGGTCATTAGAGTTTTGGGATAACTTCTGCTAACGTGCCAGATGCGTCGTATTAAGCCGCCGGGACGCGATTCCGGATTGGGTCAGCATAGAGAATGCTCGCGATAGCGCGTCGACTTGGTCATCTTTGCGTCCATCTGGAAAATCGCGTAGCTCATCCAAAAAAGCGTAATTCCAACTACTCCGCACGACTGCAATATTACGGGCTTCAACCTGCGAGGCGACCGGCATAGCACGCGTCATTTTTGAGCCGGTTTCTCGGGATGACCTAACAATATATCCGGCAAGGAGCCCGACGAAATAGGCGATTTGGGTCTTGCCCGCCTGACCGGGGTCTTCTGGTAGGCCGATCGGAACCGACCGGCCATCTCGCTGGGCTACTGACACAATCGTTGTGATGACGTCGTGCGGGCTGCCGCGCAATCGAACGATGTCCAATACGACATAGCGTCCTGCAGGATCAACTGAGAGTTTTACCCCAACTGTCCAGTCAGGGTCGGCGCCGTCTGTCGCCGCGGTGGACGCCAGATCCCAGGCGCGAACGACGCGCCCATTCCCAATTTCAGGGGCTGTGGCCAAGATGTCGAAGCGGTCACAACGGAACAGACCGACTTCGATCGTCCCTGGTGACTGCTGATACATCGAAAGCCAGAATCGGCTTCCCACCGATGAGCGCTTTCTCAACAGGCCTGATACATCCTCCCATTCCGGCCAAATCGGGGCACCCGGGCGACGGCCGGCGGGATCGTCAGTCTCAGCTAGCCCCGCTAACCGGAGAATACGCCATTCGGCATGGTCAAGCGCTTGAAGCCGACCTCCGATGTCGTCATCATGCCAACGCGTCATCACTAGAATGATCCGGCCGCCAGGCTTGAGGCGTGTTAGCAGTTCGGATCGAAACCAACCCCAAAGTTTGTCACGTAGTCGTGCGTTTGTTACATCGGCCTGTGATTTGATTGGATCGTCGATTATGGCAAGATCAGCTCGCCGACCTGTTATCGGTCCGCGGACCCCGGCGACAAAGTACTCGCCGCGGCAAGTCGTTTGCCAGCGGCCCGCAGCATGGCTGTCTCGTACCAATTCATATCCCAACCGCGTCCGATGATCGCCTATTAGATTGCGGACATGTCGGCCAAAATGCTCGCCGAGACTGGCCGTGTGTGACACGGCGATGATCGAAGTCCCAGGATGCTGGGTATACCACCAAGCCGGGAACAAAACCGACGTGTAGGTCGATTTTGCCGAACCCGGTGGCATCAGCACGATCAGTCTGGCGTTCTCGCCCGCGCTGATTTCCTCCAGTTCACGAATGAGTAAATGGTGGTGCGCCGCCGGAACATGAGCTAACGAGCCGAGAGCGCACTTCGTCCATTCGGTCAGGTTGATGCGGACTGCACTGCGCAATAAGGGCTCATTTGCCACGCCGAGAGGATCGGGTGACGAACTCAACATTGGAAAAAGCTTATAATCCCCAAAAGAAGCCCGTCGGCCGAAGCAGAAATCTGCATCACCAAGAACGCCCGAAAGATAAAATGATCTGGCCGGGACCCAACCGCGTAGTTGCGGCTGCTTCGCCATCATGCCGGTAGATATACACATAGATGGGGTATCTGGGCAAGGTTTTTTTTCTTAACGGGACTATTTTCCGGCGCGACTGGCTGACCGCGCTGGCTCGGCGAGGGTTGCTTCGGTCGGCCATTTATACGCGTCTTTTCTACCTCTCGATGGGCCGCGACCCTGCCGTTTGCCGACCTTCCGCCGAGAGGACGTGGATAGATGGTGCCTGCTGTGTGTCATCTGGCCCAAACTGTCACCATGGTAGAACCAACATAGTAGTTACCATCCCCCACCCAACAGGGCAGGCGAGGGGTGTCGAGGTTGCCGCCACAACCCGCTGAGGCTAGCCTCTTACCCAACCGCGCGGGAGCGACACAGTGCTTAGACTTGGTTATAAGGCGTCTGCCGAGCAGTTCGGCCCTCGCCAATTGCTAAACTTCTCCGTCCTTGCGGAGCGGGTTGGCTTCGACTCCGTCTTTATCAGCGACCATTTCCAGCCTTGGAAGCACACTGACGGGCACGCCCCCTCCGCGCTGGCTTGGCTCGGCGCCCTCGGCGCTTCTACCAGCCGCATCATCATGGGTACTTCCGTCCTCACCCCCACCTTCCGCTACCATCCCTCCGTCGTCGCGCAGGTCTTCGGCACGCTCGGCGTCATGTTCCCCGACCGCGTCATTCTCGGGGTCGGCACGGGCGAATCGCTGAATGAGGTTCCCGCCACCGGCATGGTCTGGCCAGAAATGAAGGAACGCTTTGCTCGCATGCGCGAAGCTATCAGCCTCATCCGTAAGCTCTGGAGCGAAGACCGCGTCAGCTTCG